AAATAAAATACGCCAAGAAATACCTATCAACAAGATTACTAAACGAAGTTGATGGGGTCACAAGACTATACATAGATAGTGGCAACCTTTATATTGAGTTTGAAAATGGAATGTGTGTTCAACTACACGATGACGAAATAGGATACCAAGCAGTCAACCATCTCGAAAGTGAGATTCAAGGGATATACAACTAAAACAATAAGCAATGGAAAACTTAGAAAACAACAAACTGATAGCAGAATTTATGGGTTATGAAGCCTATGAATATAGAGGGCATACAATGTTCATTTTTGATGAGGATAACCACCGAACAGAATTAGACCTACATTATCACACCTCTTGGGATTGGCTCATGCCAGTAGTAGAAGAGATTGACCACTTGCAATTTGAAGAAGTGGTGGAAATAGAGGAAGGTCTGAAAACGAGGTCATTATCAGACACCTACAAATCAGTAGTAGAATTTATTAAGCAACAAAACAAAAACAATTAGAAAGAAATGGAAATTTTAAGAGGATACACAGACACAGAACTTCGGGCTGAACTTGCCCGAAGAGGGTACTACACCGAGAACCTATGGACAGCAGAAGATGTGAAATACCACTGTTCAATAGAGGAGGCGTTGATAGACGTTCAATCTTTGATACTCGATAAAGACAATCATAAGGACGGATGTTTTAAAGAGTTTCCATTAGTGTTGAGTATAATTAAGATGGCGTTGAACTCGAAAAAGAATTAAACCAAAAGCAAATAAGATGAAAACAGCACTACAAGAATTGATTGAGCGTCTTGAAAAAGAAGCAGAGGCAACAATAAAGCACTTTCTGAAAAAACATTGTTGCTAACGGTTTGGCTATGGAATTTTAATTCAAAATATTAACAGATGAAACTTATAGGAAAAGAAGAATTATTGCCAACGCACTACACAGAAGTTGGTGAGCCAAGTTACACAGGTAAAGGCAACCATAGTGTAATTCAACTCGAAGAAATTGCAGAACAATACAAAGAACTCGTTCACCAACTAAGATTAAGAGAACAAGCTATTTTAAATAAATTTTCTATAGCTATTGTTAGCGAGAGTGATTTCTCAACCGAACTACTCGAAAAGGAGAGGGAGGTTGAAGAGAGGTGTCGGGAAGTTTTTGAGTTAGGTGCGTCAGCGTTCCAAGACTGCTTGAACCCTCACACCCTTGAATTTGACCACGAAACATTCAAGCGTTTAAAAGAAGAAGTAATAAACCAAAACAAATAAGATGAAACGATTTACTAAAGGTGAGTTTAAGCTGATTGAAAGACATTATTTGAAGTTCAAGCTATTTGGAAAGGAGTTCTTTATTTGGAACACTTCACCAAAGCAAGTATTAGAACACGTTACGGAAGTGAACCATGTAAAAGACTTTCACACTTGGAGGTTACCTAACGATAAACCCCAACCCCAAGAGAACGGACTTCGTGAGGCGGCTGAAATTGTAGAGAAGTTAATTGAAGCAAGTGAGTGGATGGTTTCGGTAAAACCGATGTCTCCAAGAGAGAAAGAGAAACTTTACCATGAGCAATCTATTGTGATAGCAAAGGCAAAAGAATGGTTGAACTCAAAAAATCACTAAACCAAAACAAATAAGATGAAACCACTTGAATACATAACACTCGCACTCTACGTGATAGCGTTCAGGGTAGTGGATAAGATAGGAGAATACAAACAAAGAAAAGTAACAGAAAAATGGAACAACTAAAATTGTCAATCGAGACATCTCAAGATAAAGCAGTAACTGAGTTTATCAGCAGACCGTTCAAGGGGAGTCTTATAAAGGTCTACTTAATCTCAGAGGTAGAGGCAAACAGAAGAAGGAAGAGGTTACTTAAGGCAATAGAAAATAAAGAAGAAGATTCACGTCAAGAGTCTTACTTTATTGATGAGTACTGTTTCTGTAGGTGCGTAGGAATCACTGTAGATTACAATAGGGTTAAACCAAGAGAGGTTGCTATTGTAAAGAGATTGGACTCGGACTTCATTACAGATGATGTGCATTACTTTCTTGATAAACAAAAAGTTAAATTCCTGAAATGAAATACCTTAGACTGATAGCAAACATATTTGTGATGGCGATGTGCCTGGCGATAATCTTAATAAGATATTCGAGATGAGGAGAGCAACATTCCACCTGACCAGTAAAGACAGAAAGGAGTACGGTATAGCAGAGTTCAAGAGCAAGGATCATTTCCTTGAGTGGAGGATGCTGATGATGAAGAGAGGCTACAGAATCGATCTAAATTGGTTGGACGGATACAATGGAATAGACGGTAAATACGATAAACAAAACGATGATGAAAAATAGATACATAATATACAGATTAGGGGAGGACGGAGAGTACAATCAGGTTGATTGGGTAATGCACACAGAGGGAGATGACGATGGCTTTGAGATAGAGTTACGGTTGACGATAGAGGGAGTGGCTTTCGATAGAGATATGGAAAGGATGGATAACGAGGACTTCTTCTTTCTTGACCCGATAGACGTAGAGTATATAAAGAAGTCTCTCTACACGGTAATTGAGACTGAGTACGCAGTTACTGGAGACTACGACTACTGGTACATAATAAGAGAAAAAGCTACCGCAAGTGAAATAGTCAGGCACTTACGGACACAAGCGGAAGAGATGCAACAAGTAAGAACAATAATGGGCTTCTAATGCGGAAGAGATGCAACAACAAATAAACAATTCAATATAAACGATGAGGACAAAGGAACAACAAGAGCAGTACATCGAGAACCTTAAGAAAAGGTTGAACAAGGACTACCACGTAGTCATCGAGCCATACATTAAGAACTTAGAAGGAGAGTATAATTGGTTCTTCAACTGGAAGGATGGTGGTTACAACACTATATGGGCGAAGTCTGAGGCGGATGCTGTCAGGAAGGTCAAGCAGAAGTTCAGTATGGGATCCAAGATAGACAGGTCTACTCTCAGGAAGCAGACACGTAGTGGTGCTACGGAGACAGATAGAATGGGATACCTTATGACCTGTTGATATGGATAGATACGTAGCATACTATAGGGTTTCCACTAAGAGACAGGGGGAGTCAGGTCTTGGTCTTGAGGCTCAGGTTAGAATGGTTGAAGGTTACGCCAGGAACGGTGTCATCATCAAGGAGTTCACTGAGAAGGAGACAGGAACATCGAAACGTGAACGACCTATACTCGCAGAGGCTATCGAGATGTGTAAGGAGACAGGAGCCAAGCTACTGATAGCCAAGTTAGACAGACTTGCGAGGGACGTACACTTCATATCGAGCCTGAGTAGAACTGGTGTTGACTTCGTTTGTTGCGATAATCCAAACGCTAACAAGCTGACTATCAATCTATTAGCCTCTGTTGCGGAGAACGAGGCTGAGGCTATATCTTCAAGAACAAAGGCAGGTCTTGGCTCTATCAAGGAGAGGATAAAGAAAGATGGTAGCTACGTATCGAGGTCTGGTCGAATGATAACATCTCTTGGGAATCCTGGAAACCTGACAGACGAGGGTAGGAGAAAGGGCGGAGATGTAATCAGTCAGAGATTCAAGAACAATCGCAATACGAGGATGGCACGACCATACGCAATGGAGCTGAGAGGCAGAGGTCTGGAGCTTACAGATATAGCTGAAAAGCTGAATAGTAACGGATTCATCACGGCTACTGGCAGACAGTTCAACAAGTATAGCGTACATAAACTGATAAAGTAATGTGGCGGATATTTGGAATTACATTGTTTGTGGCTCTGTCCTGTTACTTTCTACAAGGATACGACAGGAACATAAACACCTTCTCCAGGAGGGTTTCCATACACTTCAGATACAGGTGGATGAGCAGAAGATGGAGGATTTTGGACAGGGTTTTATTCAACGTACTGATGATTTTTTTAATAGTAACATACATAAAAACAGTAATGACATGGTAAGAGAAAAAGAACTGATAGAGATGGGGTTCGAGAGGGATTACCCTCTGTACAAGATGGGAGACATAACCCTGTACGCATACGATGACGATGACAGGCTCGATGTGTACTATATGATAGGAAAGCTTCCGCACGACAATTCAATAAGAGTAAGAACAATAGAACAACTAAAACAACTGATAGATGAAAGGAAAGGTTAAGGTAATAGTAAGGGTTTCGGAAGAACACCCTGACGCTGAGATATTCAAATGCCTGGGAGGAAAGGTAGTGATGAAGGTTAAGGACTACGACTACGCATACGAGTTTGCGATGACAATGCTTAACTTGCGTGAATCTGAAATGTTTGAACACGGAGACTTAATGTTCTTCAATAAGGGAATACTAATAGAGATAGATAGATGAAAAAGGAAGAGAAGGAAGCGATTATTGACATACTTACAAAGTGGAAGGATATGATAGGTGTTGATGGCAGGAGCGTTGACATATTGATAGACAGAGTTAATCAGATATACATTCCAGAGCCGATAGACATACAGGAAGTAGATGTCATCAAGGCAGACATAGTGAATATGTGTAATCAGATAAAGTATGATGTCAAGCAGAACAAAGTTCGTGGGATTGATAACACTACTAAAAGGATGGCAATCTACAAGGCTTCTGAGATAAAGTATGGCAGAACTTCAAGTATGGAGTGTGCGGTTAAAGAGTTCTTCGACAAGGATAGAACCACACTACTCTATTGGAGAAATAAATCAGATGACCTTATCGATGTAAAAGACCCTATGTTCGTAAGGTATGTTAACGAGTTAATTTAAACCAAAACAAATAGCGATATGAAAAACAAAATAGAAACAATATTGGACGAAGCAAGGTACAATGGGCTACCTACACACATAGTAGCTGAACAGCTATTGGATTTATTTAGTGTTAATCAACAACAGAACGAGCAGAAATCACAGAGCAGCGAGGTTGATTATCAAAAGATGTTTGCTAATTGCAAGTTGCCGAATGAACAACTACAGAGCAGTAACATTGATATGTCGGATTGGCATTTTTGCAAAGTTTACGGATTCAGAGAAGGCGTTGACAAATGTTCAGGATGCGACCAAGACAAGGTGAGGGAGGCGTTGCAAGACTGTAAGGAAACACTCGGAATATTGATAAACATGGGGGTTGATTCAGACACGGTTAAGAACTCCTACGAGAACGCAGAAAAAGCATTGAACCAAAAACAAGTAAGATGAAACGCTATCAGATAAGACGCTGGGATAAGCGCAACACATTACGATTCAAGAAGTATGCATACCCTATGTGGTTTATGATGAACGTAATGACGGTAATGTTAATATACACAATGACTAATATAAATTAAGATGACAGAAAAAGAAGCAGACAAGTTACTATCGGAAGTGATAAGAGGAATGGTTGATTTAGGGATGCACGGACAGGAACATCTTCACGACACTCCACTAAACGTGATATTCTTAGGAGTATCAACAGCTATATT